GCAATATGCTCATAGTCAGGTAACATGTTAAACTTGCGAGTACGACTTGCAAGAGTAGTACTAGTTTGATCCCAGATAATATCTCGATTCATTTCACGAGCCGCAACAACTTCCTTGGCCATAAGGTCTACAGCAGTGGGCATAAAGTCTACAAACACTTCGCTGTAGGTGCGTCCTACTTCCTTTGCGTAGATTTCAACCCACTTGTCTGTGCTAATACAAGAGCAGGTTAACGCCCAGTCTTGTTCAGCCACCCAAGTACTTTTACCTGAACCAGGCACTCCAATCAATTGATAACATTTTGCCATTTAATCTACACTCCTAAAAGTTCGCCAATCATCTACATTTGGCTTTTCATCTTCATCATAAGTCCAACCCAGAGACTTCATCATGCGATGTTTGACCAACAGGTTAGGACTACGGAATCGACCAGTGTCATCGAAGCCCATCATGACTCCAACTTCGCACACTGCGCCACTACGGCAAATGCCTGCAAAGCAGTGAACAACTACATTCATACGGTTGGCTAGTGCATGTTGTAGCAGTCGAACAAGCTCGTTAGCCTGCTCTTGACTACACCGCATGGCTTCTTCAAGAACAACATCATTCTTTTCCACATCTAGAAATTCAAAATTATGAATCTCTTTGAACTTGTGTGCGGGCACAGGGCGCCAGCTGGCCGGATCAACAATGCTGATCAGCATACTGTTCTCACCTGCCTCATGATGAAACCTAGTTGGTATATCAGCGGCTGCTACATTTTCAATCCATGGCATGTGGTTCTCCTTTTAAACTCTTTCTAATTATAGCATAACTTTACCACTTAGTCAAGCTAGTAAATAATAGTATGGTCAATCCCAAAACTCGAATCCAAGAAAAGTTAGACGATTTAAACGAACTACTGAACCACTATACGTATCCTACAAAAGGAGAAACACTGGCGGCACAAAAGGGTCTAATGTTAGGTTGGTTGGCTAGATTAGCTTCAACTGACTATATTGTTGCTCAGGAACTAGAGGCCCGGTTGCATTTGGCTAAGCAGAAGAATTTATCCTCAAAAGGTACATCGTAACTTCAGGCCCGTCAACTTTGACAAGATCTCCAGGATACTTGTTACTACCAGTATACCATTTACTTGCACCTCGTCCTGCTTCGATAACCGTAATCAGTTTAGGATTAAGTTTCTTTACAGTGCCTAGTTCTAGACTATTGTGGCTAGGATAGCAGACAGCATCGCCCACTGCCAACATTCGTCCTAGTTTGTCTCGGTGTTCTGGTTGTGCCTTTGCCACGTTAAACTCTTTCTCTCTTCATGCCGCCAATACGGCTCGCTTTGTTCCAATCGTAGGCAACACCATCTGGGCACAGCCCATCCTTCACGCTATCTACACCGAACATACCTACGATTTCAAAATCTGGTCCTGTGATAGACACAAACTCGTTCATCTCTTTGGCAGTGTGCATTGCTTCTTCTAATGAAGCAACTTCGGAAATTATATCTTTACCTTTTACTTTATACATCTATATATTATACTTTCTTTTCAACATTTAGTCAAGAGAAAGCCCTACCGAAGTAGGGCTTATTTGGAGCGGGTACCGAGAATCGAACTCGGGCTCTAACCTTGGCAAGGTCACAGGCTACCATTACATCATACCCGCTTATCTTGTGAATTTTCTTACTAGTTTTAGCCAGTAGTATTTAACTCCGCGGAATGATGGAGGCCAATCCATTCCGAAACTAGGAGTTATTTCTTTTGGGACATTACCGTATGCTTTGTCAAGCGTTTCTTTTACTTTCATGTCTACTCCTTTAGTTAACAGGTTCTCATTTTATGTGCTACCACTACACCAACACCGCTGACCAAGCAGTGCCCAGGATTCGAACCTGGCCCGTCTTTTTTACAGAAAGTTTAATAAGATTGCTGAAAAGAACCTAAATGGTCAAACCATTTGTTATATTGTAGATTTTATCAGTTTATTGTTCTACAACCTCACGACGCCATGGCAGCTATACTGCCGCACTGCTCGATACCACCTCCCCTTTCAGGGCGTCCGGAATAACAAAATAAAACAGGATACCTTTTTCGATGGCTTGGAAGCCATTGCTCTACCATTGAGCGATCTACGCAAAAGCGTGGAGTTGGAATCGAACCAACATGTCATTTAAGACGTTGCTGCATGTATCCTAAAATTGGATGCGGGCCCAGGATTTGAACCTGGGATGCTCCGAGCTTATGAGACTGGAGTGGTGGCCGCCCTGCCCGCTATATTCTTTGCCACACTACTTATCCTATTATACACCGTGTGCCATGGTGAATTCTTTTTTGTATTTATGGTCGGTGTGACACGATTTGAACATGCGACCACTGCGTCCCAAACGCAGAGCTCTACCAAGCTGAGCTACACACCGATTATCTTGGTACCTCGTGACAGTTTCGAACTGCCGACCTACGCCGTGTAAAAGCGTCACTCTACCACTGAGTTAACGAGGCAAATAAAAACTGTAGTAAGCCTAGAGCCAATATCTAAGCATAGCCGGGATGCACCGGGGAGTTTATAACTCAGATTGGCACTTGCATCTCTACAAAACTTGGAGCGGGGTGCGAGAATCGAACTCGCGACTTGAACTTGGAAGGATCTCGTTTTACCACTAAACTAACCCCGCATACTTTATTAAAATACATTTATCACGTTTCACTCGGGTGGTGTGCATCCCATCTTCCCAACCTATGGTTTAGGCTAAATGTATTTCAATAAAGTGTCTAGCTACTCACACCACATGAGCCCTAGACTGAGCTGTTACTCTGTCCATAACATTTTCTTCTTTTGGAAAGGCTGTTAATCCTCACCCTAGGCAGTTTCCAGTATCCCTGAAATGGGGACTGTGAGGTCAGGTCCTAGTGTACCCCCTGGTCTATCGTTACAGGGACGCTGTTTTATAACGTAAAAACAGTAAACCGGGTGTTCGACAGGTTAATACTAGTTTAATGACCTAGCAGTCGGCATATTTTTGATAGCTGTAATTAACCTAAAAACTTGGTGCCCCGTGTCTGAATCGAACAGACGATCTCCGCTTTACAAGAGCGGCGCATTGCCACTGTGCTAACAGGGCGCAATATATTTAACCGCCCTGAGTGGAATCACTTACATTCTTTGACTGTTCATCTGCTAGATATGATGCTAGCTTTGATTGAAAGTCAGCTTCTGTTAGACCATGCCAACCGACACACTTACCAGTCGGACTACGACCACAACCGCATTTTCCAATCTCATCTGCATTTTCTTTTACTCTTACTTGCATATCTTTCTTTCCAAAAATAGCGTCATAGTTGTTAGCAAATGTATTCTGGCTAACACTATAAGGACGCGGCCTCGACCCTTTTGACATTACCGAACCTTTTTAAGATATTCTCTACCAATCTTGCCTGCTTCGATTTCTTGCAAGGCAGTAATAGTAGCACTGTTAGTTCCACTAACCTGCTTGGCATGACCACGTCGCAGTTCGCGAACTCGAGCACTGGCAATCAGAACTAGATCAAATCTATTGCCCACGGCTTCGACACATTTGTCTGTGTCGATGTTCTGTGGAGAAAAGGGAACTTTAATAACTTTAATCATCTATTACTTTCGTTGGTTTAAAAAATTTGGCTCCCCGGGCAAGGATCGAACTTGCGACCAACAGATTAACAGTCTGCTGCTACTACCGCTGAGCTACCAGGGAATATACTTTACTTTGCGTCTCGCTCTTTAGAGGATCGCGGAACAATGTTCGCAGCCACTTGAGCATCTATCATTGCATTTTTGAATCCATGACGGTCTTGATCGTTCTTAAAACTCATCAATGCTATCATAGTCTTTGCTCTTTTACTCAACCTAAAAGTTGAACCTGTTCTTGCTCTCATTTTATTCCTTAAAAAATTTTATGGTGGACCGAGGGAGGATCGAACTCCCACCCGAGGCTTGCAAAGCCACTGTGCTCCCATTATCACTATCAGCCCATATTAAAACACATTTAAACAGTCCTTCAACGCTAGTCGCTATCTCCCCTACTAGAGGGCGGATCTGTATGTGTTTTAATATGGTGCCCCAGGTCGGACTCGAACCGACACGCCTCTCGGCACTGGCTTCTAAGACCAGCGTGGCTACCATTACACCACCGGGGCAAATTTTTATTATACAGGATATTTATAATCCTGTCAACCTCTATTTTAATAACTTGGTGCGCCCACTAGGACTTGAACCTAGGACCAAAGGATTATGAGTCCTCTGCTCTGACCAACTGAGCTATAGGCGCATCAATCATTGGTACCAGCGGAGGGGATCGAACCCTCTCAAGAACGCTAATCTGGCGCTAAAAGGTCTATAAGGCCTCTCTGACTACCAAGTCTCGCTGGCATGTATGTTTGGCGGTGCGACTGAGACTCGAACTCAGAACCCGGATTACGCCGAGCGACGGATTAGCAATCCGCTCTAATACCATTATAGGACCGCACCAAATTTCCATTAGTTGAATCCTCTACACTATATGCCTATCCTCAACACGCTTTACTCGAGTTGACGGTTTATTGAATAGGTTACATAACGTATAATCAAACCTCTGTGCTTGCAGAGGATTCAATTAATGGTGCTTAATTAAGCGTATGGTGCGAGAGGCGGGACTCGAACCCGCATGCCATTATAGCGGAAGATTTTAAGTCTTCTGAGTATACCATTTCTCCACTCTCGCATTTAATATCAACTGTTGTTAATATTATACTTTCTTTTGATAGATTCCGCAATCTTTTTCTTATGCTCTTCGCTTTTGGGTTTCCCCTTATTGCCTGAACCGTTAGTATTGCCAACTTTGCTATTCATAGCACAAGCCTTTTCGTATCCATATTTTTCAACTCTTCGTTCCCAAGGACTCTTATGAGTGTTAAACTCGCTACCATCAACTATAATGTTATCGTAATCCGTGCCCCAATAAAGATGTTTTGGATTACTACATTTAGAATTGTTGCAAGCGTGACACAATAAAATTCTTCCAGAAGGAATAGTTGTATCCAGATACTGGGCTAATACACCTTTGTGATTAGTGGAGTTACCTCCACGCTCACAGCACGGTTCACTTAAACATAAGTGACTGCGTCTATCTTCTCTACTCCGATTAATGAATTCAGTAACATCTATCATAATGATCTCCTATGTGTTTATTTATACTAAACGCACAGAAAACACACTAGTTTGTGTCTACCTATTTCACCATCGGAGCAAAATTGAAACTTTAAATTTTTAAGGAGCTGGTTAGTAACTAACTCTATCGTTTGCTACTATGTAATAATTATAGCGCCTTTTGCTCAGATTGTCAATAAGTATTTTGAAATTTTTGTAAAAAATGTTCATATAAATATGTGCATGGACATTAATAAACCTTGTTTTAATACGTTTTATAAACGTAAAAACACTTCTGTAAATTGGATTACTCCTGATTCATTGGAACAATTCAAAATCAATCTAAAAAATAATCCTCAACAATTAATAGAAAATAAATGGACAAGTAGATCTATATCTTATACTTTTAATAGCGAAGGGTTTCGTAGTGCAGAATTTACACAAGAAGACAGCATTTTATTTTTAGGATGCAGTATTACCATGGGTATTGGATTACCGTTGGATGATATATTTCCTACTAAGGTCTCTTCCTTGTTAAACCTTAAATGTTTAAATTTAGGAATAGCAGGGTCTAGTAGTGATACTGCATTTAGATTAGCATTACATTATTTAGAAAAGTTGCGCCCTAAGATAGTTGTACTTTCGATACTTTATCCGGCAAGAATAGAGATCCTTGGTATTGATAGTGCTAGAAATTTAGCACCAGGATGGGGATCACAACCAGACTTATATAAAGAATGGTTAAGTACTGAAGAAAATATCTATTTAAATAAGATGAAAAATATGATGGCTGTTCAGTATCTATGTAAACAGTTGAATATTAAATTTGTTTATATTGATGATATTGTGGCTATTAAAAACGAAAATAATACCCTTGCTAGAGATTTAATACATCTAGGAATTAATTTTCATAAAAGTCTAACTGACATTATTCTAGAAAAAATTGATGGTGCTCAAGTCAAGAATCGAACTTGAATCGCTGTCGTACCAAGACAGTGTACTACCATTGTACTACAAGAGCAGATTGGTCCCGCTACCCCGAATCGAACAGGGATCAAAAGTTTAGGAAACTTCTATTCTATCCGTTGAACTATAGCGAGAAAATGGCCGGTCTTGAGAGGATCGAACTCCCACCCTCGGTTTCGAAGACCGAGATGATATCCATTTCACCAAAGACCGAAACTGGCACCGCCTACAGGAATCGAACCCATATTCGCAGGGTAGAAGCCTGCCGTATTATCCATTATACGAAAGCGGTGTGGCAGTGAGTGAGAGATTCGAACTCTCGTGCCCCTTACGGAACCATCACCTTTCCAAGATGCGCCAATAGGCCTCTCTGGCAACTCACTATTGTTTGGTACCCCTGACCGGATTCGAACCGGTACTTGACAATGTTTAAGACTGTTGCCTGCTACCAATTGGGCTACAGGGGCATAGTTGGTAGTTCCTACTGGGATTGAACCAGTGACCTACACCATGTCAAGGTGCCGCGCTACCTCTACGCTAAGGAACTATATTGGTGGAGCCCCAGGGATTCGAACCCCGATCTCGTCCTTATGAATGGAATGAATTGGCTGCTGTATCGTATCCTTGTCAGGATCACTTTCTACGTGTGCTACCATTACACCAAGGCTCCGGAAACTTTGGTACCCTTGCTCAGATTCGAACTGAGACTGAATGACTTCTAAGGCCACTGCCTGCTACCAATTGGGCTACAAGGGCATGAATAGGTTTTCGAGAGACCAACTATCTTTCTCAAGGACTCATTGGCTTGTCTCGTATGAAGGAGTTTATACTACCTTGTGTTGCTACTGGTGTGTCAGTCTCAAGAATAGGGACCTAGCGCACAAGGGACTCAACTTCTACGTCTATCTCGAAACTTGGTACCCCTTGTCGGATTCGAACCGACACGATTCTCCTTTTGAGAGAGACGCCTCATACCAAATTGGGCTAAAGGGGCATTGTTGAATTTGTTAAAGTTGTTGCGTCCCTCATATCGCAACCATTTTCCCTTGTAATAAAGCCGGCAGGGTCAAGATACGTCACTTGGGCTTTGTCCAGACGATACTCCAACTGTATTCCGATCTTCCGATCGGACGGGGATCGAACCCGCTACCTTCTACTGTTTCAGTCCTTCGAAGAAACCTAAACAGCGTGACTCTACTTGCTGACACTCTAACAAAACTGGTGCGGGGTAGG